GATGTCCCAGTCCTTGCCGTCTCCAGCAAAGAGTTCTTCATTGTAAACCGTCAGCCGGTCGAGGATGAAGTGCATGTCCCAGGAATTAGGGTTGCATCCCACCGCGTAGCCTGTTGTTTTCCACGAAAAATTGACGGCAGCCATAAAGCTACCAGCCATTTCCCGGGCCTTGACCCAAAGAGCCAAGGGGCCACAAGCAGTGAGACGAACCTTCCCTTTCTTGATCTTGTCATGAACTCGCAGTTCATCCTTGGTGTACATCAACCAACGGACGTCGGGTTTTTCCACATTTTCAGGGTCCAAAAGGTATTCCTCATAGACATCAAGTTCTTCCAGAAGCGCTGGTGTTGGCTTCCAGTGAAAATTCTCACCATCAAACTCTTGCTCCAAGAAAGATCTTTTTCCTGGTTTGTCAGATTGTTTCAGCAATGGCCATCCAGGAGAACTAGCCATCGTCACACTGGCGAGTTTGCCAGGAACTCCAGAGATCGCCTCTTGAGTCGTGAGGATTCTAGGCTCTATGGGCCATGTGAGATTTTCTTTCAAATAACGCTTCATTTGACGTCTTGAGAGTTCCAAAGTTCTTTTGTCAGCAGGTGGTACTTTTGCTTCCAAACGTTGATTGAAAGCCATGAGCGCCGGATTTTCTCTGTATTCCGGTTCCACTCTATGATCTCCGCCGACCAGGGGAGCTGGTGCCTTTTCAGGCTCGAACCCTTGTTCGACTAAGAACTCAGACAGTGGGCTTTCAGTTATCTTCGTAACATGTGGAACATGAACTCTTTCATTAAAACGCAAGGTTCTCCATTGTACTACGTTGGGGCCTCGAACACCTCCAGGTCCTGTCAAAATAGGATCTTGATCTTCATTCTGTAGGGAAGAAATAGCTCCCTTCAGGACTTCCTGGGTGACGAAAGCTCCATACGAAGTTCCGCAGTTTGTAGCGGCCATGTGAATTGCAGCGATCTTATGCAAACATTCACCGCTAGTAATCATCCAAGGTCGTCCACAATCGCCCTGAACGCTATGCAAATTCATTGCATGCAATACAGTTCCTGGTGCAACGACCCACTTTTTGACACGTATCGGATCGACATCCTTCTGAATTCTCGCAAAAGAAGCAGAAGTATTGTCTTTCTCTCCAATAACCATGACACTAGTATAACCAATCTTCTGGATGTCAGAGTCAACGATGAAAGAATCAACTACACTTTCCAGCTTGATAACAGATCCCCTAAAACAGGTAGCAGCGGGGGAAAGCCGAAAAACAGCGATATCATACATTTCGTTGACAACCATTCTCTCTGTGTCTAGAGAACACTTGGTCCAACTAGTTTCTCCAACAAATTTTACCCACAAATGATCATGCTCGATCTTGAAAGCTCCTTGATCATAATCAGCGAAGAAATGCGCATTGCAAAGGAAATAATTATCTCCCAAGCAAATAGCATACATCATCGAATCCTTGTCAAAGGATATTTGGCATACGGCTTTCTTTACGGCTGCCGGCCCTGCCAACGAAGCAAAATCTATAGTAGGTGGTTCTGTTGGTTCGGTTGGTCCGGTGAGCTGTCCTTTGCCCACTTTGCGCATGTTGACTTGACGGGACCATCCTTCACGGTCATAAGGAGTGAAATCAGACGGAACCTTCTTCCGCGGCTTGCTAGTCAAAGAGACGCCATAAATGGCGTCGATCTCCTCGCTCGTGGCTGGTATTTCTTCTTCCTTGTTAAAATAACGATAAATCAAATAGAAGACAGTTGATAGACCAGTCAAAGCCGCAGCGACAGCCGCCATTTTGGTAAAAGTATACTTCGGAGATGTTTCCAAGATCCCAAAACTCGGGATGACAGGTGGTCCAGTCGAAGTGTCCTTCACAATAACAGACAAGAAGGCGGAAAATCCACTCTTCACGTCTGTGGGAGGCAAGCTCTTGTCGATTTTAGGTTCATTCTCATAATCAGTGTAGTCCAATTTCGGTGGTGTATTTACCGAATACCAAGTCTTGGCTGGTCCTTCCAGCTTCTGTAGCATTATCCTGTGATAAGGAGAAGACACAACATCAACTCCCATTTTCTTAACAAATGCTCTTTTTCGAATAGCATCCAGCTTCTTCAAGGTGTTCAAAGCTGCAGTCCGTGTGCTTGGCATTCCGTTGACAGAGTCAACGATACATTGATTGACTAGAATTTTCGATACTATGGCGTACATTTCTTCAAGAGTTGAACTGGAAAAGTCAGCCCATTCACACGTAAAACGGCGAATTAAGGTCTGGAGATCCATCGCTTCCAGTTCTTTCTCATCCCAAAGCTTTTCTACCGCATCATCGAAGGTGGTACTTGAATCATCAGATGAGTAACCATCAATACTGAGTCCCTTAGCATTCTTTTCTTCTCTACTCAGAACAGCTGAGCAGAATCCTTTCCAGGTCTTGTAAGATCGAGATGTTGGGACATGCTTCGCAAGATGCATTAAAACGCATTGGAAGTATGTGGCTTCATCATACTGAGTCTTCAACAGATTGATATCTGTTTTAGCCAGCGATGTAATAGCGGCATGTTGGTCATGGAAAAATTCCAAAGCTCTAGTTTCAAAATCTAAACCAACCTTGTCAAAGATGGACTTGACAACGGACATACTTGATTTGTCTCGACAAACCAATACAGGTGCGCCACTCTTTGGTTCATTGCCAGACGGCAACAAGTTCTTCGAAGTCAACCACTCGGTGGTCGAGACGCCACCACAAAGAACAGAATTGGAGAACGCATGTTCCATGTCCTCCCAAGCCTTCTCGAAAGCATTGCGTTCTACGCATGCTCTTGATCCAGCAATTCTTACATTGGTAGCTTTCCATTCTTCAAATTGAGTAGCTATAATGCCCATGAGTGAATCCAAATTCATCCATTCTCCTGCCACACCTTCATTGGACATAGTATTGCGTATTCTGTACCTAATGAAAGGCAAGGTGTTCAATTCCTCGACACTAGCTTTTGACAAATCTAGTTTTCCTTCGATAGTAAGAGGAGCGCCGTTAGCAACAGCAACTTCAACCAACAGGTTTCGTCGTCGGTAAATTGCGTCGCGCGGCACATTCGAGGAAGGCCATCCATGATTGCTGGCAAGGAAAACCATGTCAGGTCTAACATGGGTTCCCTTAATGCCAACAGAAGGATTGTCCAAAGAAGCAAGCTCAGGCATAAAAATGCCCGTGCTGGCAAGAGACAAAAAGTCCATAGTTTGTGTTGAATCAGGGTCGTGCATCAAAAACTCATCCCAGAACACATACTTGTGTTGGGGAGAGACTCCATTCCAATGTTCCCCGCGAACTGGTTTGTTGTATGTCAAATGCGGAGGGAAACATTTGGAAAATGCTTTCATAGTCAAAGTTTTTCCTTTACCAGGATCACCATAAAGGTGGATGACGAAAGGTGACATTCGATCTTGTCGAATAAAATCAGCAGCATATGTGCTCGGCAAAATGGCCATGAGCTTAGTGTGATATATTCCAATGACACGTTTCGACTGGTGATCCAAAACGGTATTCCGATACAATTGGTGGGCTTCTTCGCAACACAGTTCCACACCCCTTCGGAACGAAGCAGTTGTCAACGCTTCTGCTGAGTGGGAGGCTTTGAAAAGAAGCTCGCACCGGTCAACAAATCTGCTGACCTGACTTTCCATTATACTCGCCGGGAAGAAACGCTGTGCAACAAAGTACCCAACCAACTTGGGCCAAAGACTGCACAAAATCGCTCCCAGACCAGCAGCGCCCGTTCCTATAGCAGCAAAACCACCATAGGTTCTAAGAAACGAAAGGGTCTTCTTCGTGTCATCCCGCGACGGCCACGTTCCAGTTATAGCCGCTCCGACGAGTCCAGTCATGAAACCCGAAGCCGCAATAGCTTGTATAGGTGGTCCATGTAACTGAACACCGTCACGGTGAAGACATTTCTTAGTCAT